TGATTCTTTATTGTTATCGCAACAATCACAAAGGTTTCTCGTAAGTTTCATAAACCTGGGTTAACTCATTTATCATGGTTTGCCATGCCTTTGGATTGCAAGTACACGGCTTGTAAATTCTTTTGGATTGGAATACCCTTGACCAAATTTCGGCAACCTTCGTGGCTTCCATTGGTGATAAGGTTTGGGAATTTACCGATTTGAAATGTGTCCACCAATCGTATTCGCCTTCGGTCATACACAATGGTTTCCGATTTGGAAATAGTTTGTTCAATTTGTGTTTACGGGCATCGCAACCGCAATCCTCGGAGTTTACCCATTTGACAATGGCTTCAATCCCCGTGGCTTTCGTTACCTTCTGAATCGTATCCCCCAACCCGATGGATGGTCGTGATTCGGTAAATTGTTTCCGTGTGTCGCTTTTCTTCTGCATATATTTTGTATTTGGTTTGTGTTCGTTGTTTGATGTGTTGTTTGGCGTTTTTGATTGAGTTAAAAACCGAATGTGTTGGTATTCCCGTGCGTTTTTCAATATCCCTCATGGAATGTCCGTACACAAAATGTAGTTCCAATAACATCTGGTCATAATCTCGCAGTTCATCAATTGCCTTTTTTACTTCACCCATCAAGTCCAAATGTGCCATTTCAGCCATTTCGGGGCTTTCTACGGGGTTAAATTGGTCTTGGTGTGGTATTGTCTTGTTTGATGCCCGTTTGATGTCCATAAACGCATTGTGTAGCATCTTAAACAAATAGATGGTGTTGATGGTTCCGTTGTAATTGGTCAACCTCACAAAATTTCCCTCCGCCAATTGGATTTCCGCCAACTTCAAATACATTGATTGTACCATGTCATCCGCTTCATCGTTTGATGCACCTATGTACTTGGCAATCTTGATCCATTCAATGTGGCGTTTTGCTATGGCTTCAAGTGTTACCAATGTATGCTTCGATTTGTAATTTGAAATCCTCAAACGAATATACCACCACATAGTGATAATTCATCGCGGTAACCAATTTTTCCCATTCTTTTTGATGTGCTGATTGTTTGTTTGGTTTGACTTTGAGTTCAATGAATAACCCGTGGTGTGTTTGTGTGGGGATGAATAACACAAGGTCGGCAACCCCTGGCAATACTCCCTCGGCTTTTAACCTTTGGGCCGTTCGCAAATCCCGTGATCCTCCGTTGGGAACATGAATCAAATGGTTTGCATATTGGCGATGTGCCAACCGAAACCACTTAACGCAGTTGATTTGTAAACGGCTTTCAAGGTGCTTCATTCTCCATCCAAATAAATTGTTTTGGCTTTTGTGAATCCAGCGTTGTACGCCATTTGTTGGTCAATCTTTTCTTTCATAAAAAAATGTTCTTTGGTTTCGTGGGGTGGCACGGCCGTTGGGTGGTTTTGTTCCAACCATTCAATAAATTGTTCTAATGCGGTTTTCATGGTGTCGTATTTGTTCATTTCGTTTTTACTTGTTGTATTTTCCATTCAATCAATTCCAATGCTCGTTTGTAACCTTCGGCATAACCTTCATCGTAACTCATTTCCCTTCCCGCAACTTCCATTTCTTTGGCTTGTTCAAAAAGTATTTCGTGTTTTGCCTTGACCTTATCCCCGTATGTTGTTTGGTCAACAATTATGATTCGGTGTTCAACCAATTGGTTATACAACCATGGAACGATGAATTTATTGGCCATACCCTAAATCCTTTTTAACTTGTTCTTGTTTTGCCTGGCGTTCGTTGTACTTCTTGCCACGCAATTCGGGTGTTTCTTCTTGCACCAACCTCCGAACCCGTGTGATGGTGTCCGATGATGTTAGTTTACCAAATGCCATCAGTTTGAAGAATGTTTGTGTTGGGGTACTTGATGCGGGATAGCCGTGGGCTTCCATTTCAAGTTTCCAGAACCACGCTACCAATTGTTGGTCGTTGTCTTTGAAGTCGGAGTATTGGGTTAACAACTCAATCACCGTTTTTTTAATGTCCATTTTCATTTGTCTTTGATTTTAAGATTAACGCCATTTTTGTGGCTTTGTCCAATGTTTCAATTGCCGTTGGGGATGACATCAAATGATCCACGATGCTTCCCACCTGGCGGTGTTTGTTTTCGTTTTCAATGTTTCGTTTTATATGTGCGTTTTTGCGTTGTTCAAAATCGTACAACCATTGTTTCATGGTATCGTATTCCACCAAATCCGCTTCGTACATTTTATGTTTGGTTACAAAGTCATAACCGATTTTGAGCAATACCAACGACAATCGCGAATCGGCATCGTGTTCCCAATATGCCTTGATAAAATCGTTTTTCAAATGCTTCAATGTGGTGATGCCTTGTTGGTAAACTTCTTCTTCCGTGTACACCACCTCCGCGGGGGCTTTTTCAAACGGGTTGTACCTGGGTACTTTCACATCCTTGATAAACCGATTGATGATGTTTGTGAGGAATACTGCGTTGATTTTTTTAACGCGGTGAATGTCCGACATCGAACCAATCAAATACGCATCAAATGCCTTTTCAAATAAAAGGAAGTGATAACGGGAATAAGTTTGTTTGAGCAAATCCACGATTTCTTTCATGGCTTCGTTTGGTTCAATATCGCCCACCCGAACCAATTTGTCAATGGCGGTGGCAATTTCAATGTCCGTTAGGTCGTAAACCCATTGTTTATTTGTCATGGTGTAAATATATTATCTAAATTGATCCAACCAACTTCCTTTATTTTCCACACTCTGTTGATAAGGTAGTTCATCGTTCCATCGTTCTTGTGAAATGTAAGTTGCGAAATGCGGGATAAAATCCATTTTTTCGGCCTTGCGGTGGCTTTGTATGTAATTTGGTACATGGTTAATAATATGCAACCGATTAGTTTCAGTTAATCGCTTAAATCGCTCGTATGCAACTTTCTTTGGGCCAACCTTTGTGTATGCAATCCAAACTTGTTCAAATTGCTCTTTGATTAAGTTATTATCTACTTTCTCATTTACAATTTCAATTTCATTTTCATTTTCATTTTCCATATGTAGAACATATGTTTTTGATGTGATTAACATATCTTCTTTCTTTTTCCTATTATTCCTTCTTGATTCGGAATACGCTTTACGCTTATCAACTTCTTGTTCCAACCTGGGATTAAAATAGTTCCCCGCCTCATCGCGTTCAAACTTTTCAAAGATATCTGCATCATGTGTGCCACATATCTTTAACATATCTTTTTCGCTCAACCTACCTTTTTGGTGTTGGGCGCACATTAATCGTATGAATTTGCCAACTTGCTCATTGTCCATGAACATCGTGCCAGTTAGGAAGTCACTTGAATAGAATAAAAATGCTGGATCTTTTGACATAAATTAAAACCCCAAACAATTGATGGCGGTCGCAGTGCCAAAAACTGAATGGGGTTGTAAAGATTTTTCAAAGTTATCTGCGACATAACTGTAATACACCACGAATATACAAAAAACAACTATATTTGCAAAGTCCTTTTTGTTATTTGTCATATCAATTGGATTGGGGGGCATCATTGCCCCCTTCCTTTTTAAGTTGGTACAACGCTATCATCGCCACAAATAAAAATCCTAACCCCATTCCACCCGCGATGATTTGGGCCATGATTGGATAATGCACAATGCAATACCCGTATGCCAATCCCAGAACGATTGTAGTAAATACGATTAGGATGTTTTTCATTTTACGGCTTTGATTAAAATTGAATCTTCGTTGGAAACATACTGTGCGGGTTCGTACACCTCGCCCGTTTGTTCGTTTAGGAACAAACCTTTGTTCATGTTCTTATACGCCATTTGGTGCAGTTTCTCGCGTTCTTTGAGTGCGTTTTTGAGTTCCACCACCTGGGGGATGTGGTCGTATGAATAACGCCCCGCACCCGCTTTGCGTGTTATCTCATAACCACAATACACTTGCCCATTCCATTTGGATGCTTCGTTCAATGCCAATGGTTTGATTTGGTCTTGAAAATTCTTGATGGTATCGGCCAATTCTTTTAACTCGATGTGGAATTGAAGGGGGCAATAATTACCGCCCCCAACTTCCAACATTGCATCACTCAATGTTTCAATCATGTGTTTCATACAAATCTAAATTTAACGATGTTTCGGTTTGTGTTTTGAACGCGAACCACATCAATGAAACCACCCTTTTCGTACATCTTCAACCAATTTGATAACTCGCTGACTTGATGCCTTGCCTGGATCTTGATGAATTCTTCATCGTAACGATACACCCATTCTTTTCCATAAAATCTTTGTACATCTTCCATGAAATCACGGGTTGATTGGCGTACCCTCCAACCACGGGTTTGTTTGGGTTTGTGTCCTTGAAACAATCGGTTCAAAATCTCCGATGCTTGTTTCAATGTGGCCAACTCCTCCTCTGTGAATTGGCCAAATAATTGTTGTTGTGTCATATCTTGTTATTAAAATGGTAAATCATCGCTTCCCTTGGCGATTGGTTTGTATTGTGATAAGGTGTCGGTGCCAGTCAAAACATACTGCTCAAAGATTTGGGCGTATGCCAATACCTCGTGCAACTTGATGTCGCCATTGATGGCCAAATCCCCCGCAACTTTTAACACGCTCATACGCATGATGTGTTTGCCCGTGTCGGGATCCTTTGGTTTCGGTGCTTGAAATGCGTTTTGTTGAACCTCGGCGGGTTTACACTTGTAATAAATTGTGCCTTGGTACTCACGATCCGTTAACACATAATCCACTTCCTGGCCCACCACAAATTTGGTTTGGTTTTGGGTTTTGGCGTTGTACTCGGCCACATCTCCGTTGGCGAATGAAATTTGAAATTTGTACAACATACCATACTGGCCGTTGTAAGTTCCGTTGGCGGTTACATTGGTTACCGCACTTCTTTTGTTTTGTTCCATGATATTTGATTTGTTAGATTGTAATTTAGTTTTTGTAAAATCTCGAATTGCTTTTCCATTGATAACCCGTTACGCTTGAATTGAAATTTCCATGTGGTAACTGTGTAATAATTGGTTTGCAATAACTCGGATAACTCTTTGTTTGATTTGCTGAATACTTCGTTTAATGCTTCGTATGTTGTCATAAAATTAAAATGGTATCTTGCTAAGGCCAACCGCCACCCCAAGGTGATAAAGCAATCCAATTTCGGAAATTTCCAAAACCATTGCACCGCTATCAATGTCCGTACCTGGGGATTTGAAATAACGCTTTTCCACAACCTTGATTGATTGGCTCATGTATTCGCTTTTTTGGATTACTCCAACCACTTGTTCCATTTCATCAGCGAACAGAAAGTTTAATGGGTAAAGGATTTTCATTTGTCGGCCCTCCCTTTGTACATTCTGCGTTGGTACAACATTTGAGTGAACTCATCAAATTCGGGGATGATTTCATCGCGTTCAAATTGGTAGGGCTTGGCTTCCTCGATGTTTTGGAAACGCTTGGAATTGCGTTTGATACAATGCCACGCATACATCACCGCAATGGTGATGGGCGTTAAAATGATTAGGTAGATTAAATCCATGTCGTTTGTCATATTGTTCCACGAATATACATTTGAAATTTCAAATTCCAAAACATTTGATGAAAAAAGAAAGGGAAATAAATCCCTTTTCTTTGTGAATGGCCTTAATCCTTTGTGAGTGACTGCAACATGGCAATCAATTTGGGGCATGGGTACACATCCGCCTTGTCGGGGCGAACTGAATTGTGTGTGTAAACGCCAGGTTCATTCTTCAATGCCCGTTTGGTTACTGCCCAAATATCTTCATTGTATTCCAATGGGATGCCGTATTTGGTTGACCATAGGATCAACAAATCCTTGATGGATGCGATTTGTTCATCCGTGTATGAATGCCACAACTTGTATCCCTTGTATGGTTTTTCCAATTCGGTTACTTGGTCGGCGGGTATTTCACCACCCACATAATTGTAAAACTTTGTTCCCTTCTTGGTGATTGGCCCCCAATTGCAAACCTCAATACCAATTGATGTTTTGTCTAATGGCAAATAAGGACATCCCAAAGGTTGGAAATGCTTTGTTCCCAATCCCAAATGATAAGCCCAATACTCGCTTCCAAATCCTTGCACAATTGTTCCATCCGTACTGATGGCAACACAAGTTGAAACCTTGTTGGCTACCTTTTCCCAATACGCAAAGGTTTGTTCACCGCTTCCGTTTCCCGCCGTGTGGTGTAAATACACCTGGGTTTTCTTCACCGCTTCGCGATTGTATGCCCGAAATGGTACTTGTTTAATTTTCATTTTGTTTGCTGAATTTATCAATTGATGTAAAACCCAATGACATTATCACGATCCATTCCACCGCCTCCACCAATTCTTTGGATGGTGCAATATCTTGTGGTGACATGGAATTGTGTGCCATCGTTCCGAATAGTACGAACGCCCCAATGATTCCCACGAACCGCTTGGAACTCAATTCGCCTTTATCGCCTTTGAAAATCTCGAATATCTTTTTCATTTGCCTTGGCCTTTATATGGTTTGGATGATTTGTGTTTGTTAACTGACTTCGTATGCCTTCCCAATTTGCGTTTGGGCTTGGCACGAAATGTTGATGTGTTGGAAACCTTTGCCATTACAACCCGTTTAATTTAATCATGTTTGAAATGGATGCCGTGTCTATGTCCGCTGTATCAATCCCCATAAAAATCATGGTGTTTGCATACTTTTCCGCCTTGGCTTCCGCCTGGGCCACTTCCTTTTTTAACGCTTCCTTTTCTGCAACCTTTGATTCAACCATCTTTGCATTCATCGTTTGAGCCATTTTCGTGCATTCTCCCGCACTTTCAATGTTTTTTGATACCTTGGTTAGCAACGCATCAATTTCGTCAATTGTAGGGCTTTGTTTTGCGTTTACGCTTGTGAACAAATATCCCGTAATGAATAGGGCCGTGAAAACAATCAATGCGTTCTTCATAGTTTTTTCATCGTTTGCATTATACGAATCTCCGTCATGGCACTTGCCAAACACGAATCCGACTTTTTAAGGGCATAACTCAATTTGTCAATCTTGATATCCAACGCCTCAATCTTTGCATTGGCCTTTTCAATTTGTTCTTTGTACCCCGAACGAAGGTCAATATAAAGATACCCCACAGCCAACAGCATACAAAAAGCAACGGCAGCAACTGGGTTCTTACGAAATTGGTCAAAATTGACGGGCAAAGCATTTTTCGGGGCGGTCATTAGATTACGGGTTCGGGAATTACACAATATGGTGAATCGGGAAACTT